CACAAAAGTGGGAGGTAGGAGGTTTTGCATCGCCACACTCGGATAACTCAGACTTAGAAGGAATTCCAAATTCATTTTCAATAAATAAATATGTAGGGATACTTTATCTTAACGAAGATTACGAAGGAGGATTTCTTGGGTTTCCAGAGCATAAGATAAGGTTTAAGCCAAATTTATATTCGTTCTACGTTTTCCCAGGCGGGATAGAAAACGTACATGAGGTAGAAGAGATAACAAAAGGAACCAGATATACAATGGTTTCGTTTTGGGATTATGCTGAAGCAGAATATGATCAAGCTACTCTAGATAAATGGGCTGAAGAAGAAAAACAAGTTAGAATTGCTCAAGCTAAACAAAGAGAAGAGTGGGCAAAAGGAAATAAGCATGCTTAATGTACTGCGTTATGGAGAGATACATTATTATCAAAACATTATTGGATCTCCATTAGATATTATAGATATTATAGAAAATTCAGATCATTTAATGTCTGACGATACAGCTATTACTAAATGGAAAGACTGGGGCTCTAGTGATGGAGATTACATTTTTGGAATGCAAAAAAGACAAATAGAGGGAAAAGAAAAAAATGCTTCATCTGATGTTTTATATGTGATTAATAAAATAATTGATTCAATTAAATTGGCTTCGAATGATTATCGTGAAACGCACAGTATAGACATAGGTACTTTAGCTCCTATATCTATAAGCAAGTATTTTGTTGGTAAAGAAATGGGACCACACTGTGATAACTATGGAAAATCTGTTACTGGCCCAGTTATATCTGTTGTAGGATATTTAAATGATAACTATGAGGGTGGCGAGATATATTTTAGAGATCAAGACATAAAAATAAAGCCATCAGCAGGTAGTATAGTTGTATTCCCATCAAATGAGCCATACTTTCATCAATCACTTGAAATAAAATCGGGTGTAAAGTATATGTGTCCAGGCTTTTGGTATAAAAGATAGTATAATATTAAAATGTCCTATTATCTTTCAGTTTTAAAAGACTCGCCTTCAGGCTTCTGGAAACTTGACGAAGTCTCTGGCTCAGTTGCTTACGATAGCTCTGGCTGCGGTAATAATGGTTCGTATATTGGCTCATTGTCTTATACTAAGATGCCTTTAGTTTCTGGCGGGAAGCACTCAAGCATAATAGATAATAATAATTATATAGAATTTCAAATAACTAAAGATTTTTCTGGGTTATCTGGGGTTGGTGGATTTGGCACATCAGAAACATCAGACAATGATTTCTCTTTAGAAATATGGTTTCATCCAAAAAATATAACAAACGAAACTGCTATTTTTGCAGATGATGGTGGGGTTGGGATATATTGGGACAATGGAAACCTAATATTTAAAATTGAAAATGAAACTATAGAATACTCTGTTGCTAATTATAATAGACGAATACATGCAGTAGTTATATATTCTGTTAATAACATGAGAATGTTTATTGATGGTGTGTTAGTAAAATCAAAAGATATATCTATTAACTTTACAAATCAAGAATTAATTTTTAAATGCGGCCCAGCAAATTTATCTGAAAGTTTTATTATAGATGCTCCAGCCATATATAGATATGCCCTATCACCAGACAAAATATTAAATCATTACCTAGATGCCTTTACAAATACTCCAGAAAATATAGTTATACCAAAGCTTGGAGAATTGTTAAAAGGATCAGAAAAGTATCAAGAAATATCTACAAAATTTGTTTTTCCTGCTCAAAAAGATTGGGCTTATTTTTCTAACGACGATCTGGAGTATAACCCTTCTTCAAATAGCATATATCTTAAATCTACATCCAGCACAGGTAGTTTTACAGAAGAATTAGTTTTAAATATAAGAAAAGATTATGTGTCTTCTAAAATAGAATGGATGGCAAGCAGTGGAGTCTCTGTTCAAATATCTTCTACTGGAGAAGCTGGTACTTGGCAAAATTGTATTAACGGAAGTTCTTTGCCAAGCTTTACTCAAGGTTCTACTTTTTCAGACAATAAAGTAATATATATGAAAATTAATTTTGATTCTACAAACTCACAAAAATATATACCAGAACTTTATTATTTAAAGGTTTACTTTTATACAGAAAAGAAAGTCTACGCTCATAATGGAGGAAGCATAATTTCTATTTCTCAGCCAACAACTGGAAATACTTGGGATATAGATATTTCTAATAATGATAATAATATTTTAAATAGAGTTGAAGACAACGGAATTAGACCTAAAGATTCTGCATTTTTTGTAGAAACAAAATCAGAAGTAAAAAATATAGAATTTATATTTACTCCAAAATCTATTACTTCTGGTTATTTATTTTTTAATAAAACTAATGGGATTGAATACAGCTTATATATAGATTCCTCTGGGAATATAATAAAAACAAATATAAGTGGATTTTACATAAACGGGCAAGACCTGTCATTAATTAATAATATATCAGACTACGTCATGATTGAAGAGCCAAATTATATACTAATATCCCTACCCTCATCAGTAAACGGAAGCCTATGGCTAAATGGCAAGCAAGATGCGGGTGTAAGATCTGGAGTTTTAGATGATAATTTATACCAAAATATAGCAATATATAAGTCTGACACAGTTGATCATGAAGAACATTATAATATGTATATAGGTAAGGTTTCTGCCTATGCATCAGACTCTGTCATTTCTTTGACAGATGACTATATAAAGACATATTCTAGAGACAAAATTTTAATAAATAATATATAATTTTGTCACAAGTATGACCAAATACTAGACTTGAAACCCTGAAAGTGGTAAAATAGTAACCTATGGAAATTAAAAAGCTTGGGTCAAAAATAAAGACTGGTGAAACCAGGCTTGGAGTATATGTTTGGGAAATGCCAGACGGGCGTTGGATAGGTGATGATGATCAGAATTTCCTATCAATTCAATCTATGTATGGAGACTTGTCTAGAATAAACTTATTGGCTCAAGCAGTAAGAAGTTATGGAATTTATGAAGGAAAGCCTAAATTTTTAGAAGGCAGCAGGCAGATAGATGATGAAGAATTCCAGAGACAAAAGACAAGGTTAGCTTTAGGATTAGTTCCAGACGAGCTAGATATTGGCGTATATAAAGATGAAATAAAAAAGTTGGGTAAAAAATGATTCAATACGAAGAAGACACACCTAATCAAGATGTTGAGATATCTAATGTAGCAGATTGGATGAAGTTTAATTCTCCATCTATTAACAATAATCAAGATCCGTTTTCTATTGAGGGTGAAGACATATTAAAGTTATCTGGATTAAGTCCCGCAGTTAGAAGAAGGGTTAGTAGAGATATACAAAAGAAATTTACTGGCGTAGAAGGATCTGGTACTCAACAATTATTAATTCAACAGGCAGTAAGCGGATATGCGCTGTTTGATTTAGTAATGCCAGAGTATAACCTAGATTACTTATCAACAATATATGAAATATCTCCATATAATTATGCAGCAATTAATGCTAAGGTTGCAAACATTGTAGGTTTAGGATTCGATTTTGTAGAAACAAAAAAGACAAACGATGCTTTAGACGGTATTGAAGATGAAAAGCAGTTGGAGCGAGCAAGAAGAAAGCTTTCAAGAATTAAACAAGACCTACACGAATGGCTTGAAGATTGCAATGAAGAAGAAACATTTAAAGAAACATTAATTAAATTTTATACAGACGTAGAGGCAACAGGTAACGGTTATTTAGAAATAGGTAGAACTACCGCTGGTAAAATAGGTTATATAGGACATATACCTTCAAAGACTATGCGTGTTAGACGCTTAAGAGATGGCTTTGTTCAGTTACTTTATGGTAAGGCAGTATTTTTCCGTAATTTTGGAGATCAAGAAACTGCAAATCCAATAGCTGGTGCTACTGATAGGCCTAATGAAATTATTCATCTTAAAAAATATACTCCAAAAAATAATTATTATGGAATCCCAGATATCATAGCTGCACAGAGCGCCATGGCTGGAAACGAGTTTGCTGGTAAATACAATTTAGACTATTTTGAAAATAAAGCAGTGCCAAGATATATTATTACTGTTAAGGGGGCAAAGCTTTCATCAGAATCTGAAAGAAAGCTTTTAGAGTTTTTCCAAGTTGGATTAAGGGGTAAAAATCATAGATCTCTTTATATACCTCTTCCAGCTGATTCGCCAGACTCTAAGGTTGAATTTAAAATGGAGCCAATCGAGGCTGGTGCTCAAGAGTCTTCATTTAATATTTATAGACAATCAAATAGAGATGAAATATTAATGGCTCATCGTGTTCCAATAAACAAAATTGGAACAGCTACAGGAGTATCTTTGGCAAATGCCAGGGATGCAGATAAAACATTTAAAGAACAAGTATGTGCCCCAGCACAAGATATTCTAGAAAAGAAATTAAATAGAATTATTATGGAAATGACAGACGCCCTTCAACTTAAATTTAATGAATTAAGTTTGACAGATTCTGACACTCAATCCAAAATTGATGAAAGATATTTAAGATTCCAGGTAATGACCCCTAATGAAATTAGATTAAGAATGGGATTAGTGCCACGTGAGGGCGGCGATAAACCAGTTGATTTACAGGCACAGGCTGCTGAAATTAAAGCTCAAGCAATGCAAAGTCGTGAAAGAGACCAAAATAGATCTGCAAATTCTCCAGATAATTCAGGGGAAGGCAGAAATGCAAAAGGCGACGGCAGACAGGTTGAGTAGTCCTACTCAACTACTTATTTGCCTTTAGATATATAAAAGCCTATAATATACACATATGACCATTGAAAAATCACATTGGTCTTCTGAGGGAAATGTTATTAATTTATCAGTTCCTTTTACGAAGGTCAACAGAGAAAAAAGAACAGTCTCAGGGTTCGCAACATTAGACAACCTTGACCAGACTGGTGATGTTGTCACGATGGAAGCAAGTATGAAAGCTTTTGAAAATTTCCGTGGCAACTTAAGAGAAATGCATCAGCCAACCGCTGTAGGTAAAGTTGTTTCTTTCAGACCAGAAACATACTATGATCCAAAATCAAAAGAATTTTACAATGGCGTTTATGTAGATGCTTATATTTCAAAAGGCGCACAGGATACCTGGGAAAAAGTATTAGACGGAACATTACAAGGATTTTCAATCGGCGGAAAAATTATAGACTCAGAAACAGAAATGAACAAAGCAACAGGAGAATCTGTTCGCTTCATTAAGGATTACTCACTTGTTGAATTATCAATAGTAGATTCTCCAGCAAATGAATTATGCAACATATTGTCAATTGAAAAAGTCAATGGTCAAATGATTTTCAAAGGCATTGCTGCAGATGTTAAAATGGAAAATATTTTTTATTGTGCAGATAGCGATTCTGTATTTATGTCAACAGAAGCTGAGTATATTTCACCAGTAACTGGTAAGAAAACAGAACTTATTGGTTGGGTGGAATCAAATGATACAAATAAAGCAAAAGAAATAGATAAGATTCTTGATTTACACAAGTCAAGATTAAACACGTTGCCTGATGTAAAAATTGCAAAACAGGCAAACGCAGAAGGAGGTAATGAAGTGGAAAATTTAGAAACCACAACAGCTACCGAAGAGACTGTTGAAAAACTACAACCATCAGCAAAAGAAGCTCCAGCTCAAGCTGAAGCAGTTGCTGAGCCAGTAGTTGAAGTAGAAAAGTCTGAAGAAGTAGTCTCTACAGAAGAAAACACTTCTGCCGAAGTTCTGGAAACAGCAGCCGAAGCAACAGAGGTTGTAGAACCTGATTTTGCAAAAATGCTAGGCGACCTTAAAGGCTTCTTCTCGGAGACTTTGGAAAAGG